TAACTGCTCTTTGTACTCTGGATGATTCCAGATCCACTCAATATATTTCTGAATGAAGCTGCGACACTCAAGGTTTGCCCAAGAATCAATTCGCAAAGCGTACGCTCTCATCAAGTGCCAACGAACATCGTCGTCACTCGAACCCCACCTGAGTGAGCACAAAACCCGATCAGTATCTGGTACAGGCAACCAAACACCTTTTTCTTCACGGAAACCTTGCGATAGGAACTGAACATCCTTTAGAGCACGAGGCTCCTCACAAGGGGTTTTGGTAGTGACACCAATGCCACTCCAAATCGGGGCAATCGTCTTAGGGTTGAACCAACTAACGCACAACTGTGAAACAGTGAACGTGTTGTCGTCGCCATTTAAGGCAGCTTCCACATTTTTGACAAAGTCCTGATAACTTCCAAAAACATCACCTTCATAGTCACGCAAGGTTATATCATCTAGCTTAGCAGCTGCTAATGAGGCAGCATTTGCTTGACCAAACTTCTTCCTTGCCAACTCAATCCACGCATAGGCAAACAACCGGAACAAAATCATGGTATTATCCACAATCGTGTTAGCTGAGCCTGATGGGTTTCCAGTGTGCTTCTGAATAAGTTCACCATTCTCCAAGACTATCACCGAATGAACGATGTCATCATACAGGCGTTGAAACCTGAGGAGATTTTCCGGAGTTTTGTACTCCTCCGCCAGCATTGCCCACCGTATATCCAATTGCCCATACATAGCTCTCGCAAACAAGCTTGAGTCGTATTCGCTCTCATCGAGCTCAAAGGCATACGGGTGCTTTGCCAAACGGGCAAAAAGTGCATTCCAACCTTGCAAAAATTTTGAACAACCAACAAAAGACCAAGTCTTATTGTTAGATAGATAGAACTTTGAGTTCATATCTAGACAGAAACGATTTAAAGCAACAGAATGCTCAATCGGGGAAGCAGTGAAAGTACGAATCTTATTTTCTAATAACTTTTCAGCTGCACGAAGCTCCCGCTTCTGGCTACAAGTCCATATAGGTCTCATAACTCTTTCCTCAATTTTTCCTATCATGTCCCAAAAATCCGCAAGCATGAGTTTAGGGCCTCGGTCAAGATATTCACCTTTCGTGTGAAATTCAAGACTCAAGGGGTACCCCACCGATGTTGATCGGTCAAGTTCCTTGACACAGAAATCCTGGTCGAGAACACGAGATCCACCCATGTGTCGAATGAAATGCTGCTTGGTCCACTCCCCCGACAGCTCCCAACTTTCCTCATTCAATTGAGGCTGGGGCTTGTCATATTTACTAACACTCTTAAAAGAGGCGTTCAAATTAGGGATGACCATGCGATAAGCTGATCCTACATGAAGATTTTTCTCCAAACAAAATTCATCTAACGATGTATTAGGTGCAGACTCATCACGTTCCTGACGAACATGACGATTCACTCTCGTGACAAAGTCTACATTTCCCTTAACAAAGTAATGGTGAAAATGTTTTGACGGCAAGTGCGGTAAATCATCACCACACAAATCCTGCCACACAGCCCCCTCAGCTAAACGTCCCACTAAAATCCCGCGTTCCAATTCTTCAGCATACTTTCGATGCTTAAAGACCTCTTTGGTTACGTAGTTTTGATACCACTTTTCCCAGAGGGGAATCGCAGGTAGTGGGACATCTAGTTTTTCTGAGGAGATCCGGTCGCTGCAGATACAATCTGCGGCGTGATGGCGAGAAACACATTCTCAACACCAACACGGGTAGCGTTATGGAAACCCACAACTTTGCCTGATTCGGCATCAACTACCACACCGGAGCAGTTTCCGTCAATTGAAGACAGCTTATAAATTCCGACTTTGTGCTTTGAAACACACGTGAGACTCATAGAGTCACACACGTCCTCCATTCTCAAAATTCTACCAGCATCAAAGCTGATATCACTAGTTAAGAATGCTTCATCACTATCATAGGCAAACAATGCTACCTTACGCCCTGGAGAAGGCATAGAATGATAGAGAGTTGGAAACTCTTTCATAGAGTCGGGACGCGCAAACCAGAGAAGATCATAGCCAAGCTTCTTGCCGCTACCTCTCTTTACAGAATGCTCAACAACTTTTCCGTTGTGACGAAAGGAGAATTTGATTTCATCATTTTCCTCCTTGAATATGTGTTCACACACAATAATTCCATTCCATATTAAGTTTGCATTAAGACAACGTGTGCCAATGCGTGCCAATCCAACAGCGCCCTGCACATTGCCAATTGCAAAGCGTTTTCCATTTATCGCAGACTCTTGAACAGCTGTCGACTTATGAGAAAACTCACATTTATCCCCTTTATTACAATTACCTTTCTTGAAATAGTAACAAGGATGTGAACTTTTGTTTGGACACGATTTTCCTACATGACCAACTACTCCACAAACAGAGCACTTCCCTTTAGGGTGCTTCTTGTCCAGGCCTTTCTTTGCCTTACTCACAGCAGCTAACAGCTTTTCA